CAGGTGTATGTATGAGTTTCAAGCAGGAACACCATAGGATAAATTATGTCAGATAAAATTATAAATAAGATAGAAAAAAAAATAGATCGAATTGAAAAACTACATGACACAGAATCTTTGCTCTGTGAACAAGTAAAAGATTTGTTAGCTGAATTAAGAGAAAATCAAGATGACACCCAAGATTGGGAAGATGAAATTGATGATGAAGAATTTGGCGAAGACGAGGAAGATATTGACGAGGAAGAGGATAAATAGTAAAAGACTATATGGCTAAAGATATTAAATTATATAAAGATGGACATGAAGTTGTAATTAACGAAACTCAACTTGATAATTTTTTAGAACTTGGCTATAAGCAACAACAAGAAAACAAACAAACTAAATCTAATAAGGATAAAAAATGGCAACACATCACGGAAAAGAGGGAGTCGTAACTGCTGGTGGAACTGGTGTTGGGGAACTAACAGGGTTCACATTAGAAACTACTGGAGATGTTGTAGAAGATACTGCATTAACAGACGCAACTAAATCATTTGTAGCTGGTAGAACTTCTTTCTCTGGAACTTTAGAAATGCACTATGACGAAACTGATTCTCCACAACAAACTTTAACTGTTGGTAGTTCAATCTCTTTTGTTTTATTACCAGAGGGTAATTCATCAGGCGATGAAAGTTTTACTGGAACAGGAATTATTACAGGAATGTCAGTTAATAATGCTATGGACGAAATCATTTCAAGATCAGTGACTTTTCAAGGTACAGGGACATTAACAAGAGGAACTGTATAATTTTAATTTATGTCAGTTATTGATAGAGTAAAATCTCATTTTGAGACTCTTAAAACTATCACTATTGAAGTTCCACAATGGAAAGATGAACATGGTAATGCTAGTTTGTTTTATTCAGAGCCATTAACTCTTGAAGAAAAAAATATTATTTTTAAAAAATCAAGTAACTTTCAAGACTTAACTGTATTAGTTGATTTATTAATTATGAAACTCCAAGTCAAAAATGATAAAGGAGAATTAGTAAAAGCATTTAATCCAGAAGATAAATTTGCATTAAGAAAAAAAGCAGATTCAAATGTTATATCTACTATTGCAAATCAAATCCTTTTAGACACTAATTACGAGGAAGCCGAAAAAAAGTAAATAGCGACCCAGAGATAAGGTCGCTTTTAGCAATCGCAGACAGACTTCACATCACAATTCAAGAAGTTCTTGATATGCCAGTCAGTCATTATAATCTTTGGTTAGCATACTTGAAAAAAGAACAAGATGAGTATAAAACCAAACAATCATTGTCACAAGCAAAGAAATATAAAATATAATGACACAAAAACTTAACATAGACATAGTAGCACGAGATAAAACAAAACAAGCTTTGAATAATGTTCAAGGTGCTTTGGCAAAAGTTAAAGGTGCTGTATTTAATTTGCAAAATGCTTTTATTGGTTTAGGTGCTGGTCTTGTAATTCGTAATTTAGTAAGCACTGGTAGAGAACTTGAAAACTTACAAGTAAGACTTAAATTTTTACTAAAAGATACAAATGAGGGTGCAAAAGCCTTTGACAACATGGTTAAGTTTGCATCAAGAGTTCCTTTTTCACTAGAAGAAATACAATCTGGTTCTGGAATATTAGCCACAGTAACAGACAACGCAAAAGACTTACAAAATATGCTAGAAATTACTGGTAATGTTGCGGCAGTAACTGGATTAGATTTTAGAACAACAGCAGAACAAATACAAAGATCATTCAGTGCTGGTATTGGTGCGGCAGATTTATTTAGAGAAAAAGGTGTTAGAAATATGCTTGGTTTTCAAGCTGGTGCGGCTGTATCAATAGAAGCAACAGCAGAAGCATTTCAAAAAGTTTTTGGTAGAGGTGGTCGGTTTGGACAAGCAACAGATGATTTAGCAAATACCTTTGAGGGTACTATCTCAATGTTAAATGATAAAGTTTTTAGTTTCAAGAAAACATTATTAGATGCTGGTTTTTTTGCTGAACTTAAAAAACAATTTGGAGATTTAGATGAATTTTTAAATGACAACGCAGAACAATTAGAACAAATTGCAATAACTATTGGAACAAATTTAGCACAAGGAACAATTAAAGCGGCAGAGGGTATAAAAATACTTGCAGATAGTTTCAGAGATTTTCAAACTATATTAGGATTAGTGCTTTTTGCTCTTGGTGGTTTTACAATGAAACTTGCTGGTGCGGCACTAGTTATTGATGACATAAATAGAAGAATAAGAAAACTTACTGGAGAAACTGTAATTGAATTTCAAAAGATTGCAAAATTTGAACATGAGTTATCTATACCTTTAAAAAATTTAAAAGAAGAAGCTGAATTAGTTTTAGTTCCTATTAGAGAATTTGAACATGAATTATCTGTTGGTGTACCTACTGCAACTCAAAAAGCTATATCAAAATTTAGAGAATTAAACAGTAGTGCAGTAACAAATTTAGAAAATAAATTTAAAAACATAAGAATGACTATTGCAGAGGGTATTAATAATGGAATTACAAAAATGTCACAAAGTATTGCAAGAGCATTTGTATTTGGCGAAAAATTATCAGATACATTTAAAAACATAGCAAGATCATTATTAGTAAATATTATTGGTGCTTTGATAGAAATTGTTGCAAGAAAAGGTGTAGAACTTGCAATAGAAAAACTTATTACTAGAGAAAAACAAAAACAAGCGGCTTTGAGTAGTGTTAGTGGAAGTGGTTCTTTATTTAGCACAGCGAGATCATTTTTAGGTTTTGCTAAAGGTGGTGCAGTAGCAAAAGGTCAACCAGTTGTAGTTGGAGAAAGAGGTGCTGAAGTTTTTGTGCCAAATCAAACTGGACAAATCACACAAGCGGCAAGAGGAACTGATGGTGGCATGACAACAGTAAATTTTAATATTAATACTTTAGATGCAAGTGGTTTTGATGATTTATTAGTAAGAAACAGAGGAACGATTACACAAATAATTAATAATGCAGTAAATGAAAGAGGGAGTAAAAATCTAATATAATGTCTGGTGCTTTTCCAATATCTAGTGCAAAATTTGAATCTTTAGGAATCAAGTCAATACAAAACACGATTATATCAAAATCACAATCTGGAAAGAAACTTGCTAGACAGATTGATAATCAAAGGTTTGGATTTACTGCAAGAATAATTACTGCCAAAAGATCAGATGTTTATGGAGAACTCATGGCGTTTATCGTCAAACAAAGATCAGGAAAAGAAAATTTTACAATAATCCCACCCGAAATAGAAGATGCAAGGGGTAGTGAAACTGGTAGTGTTTTAGTAAATGGAGTTCATGCTGTAGGAGATACAACGATTGCTATGGACGCTTTTGCTGGAGATGGGGATGGAAGATTTAAAGCTGGAGATTTTATAAAATTTGCATCGCATGATAAAATTTATATGGTAGTGTCAGATGTAACAAGTTCTTCAAATGCGGCTACTGTTACAATCGAACCACCATTAATTACTGCTTTAGCAGATAACTCTGCTGTGACTTATGACAATGTTCCCTTTACAGTTCATTTAACAAGTGACATTCAAGAGTTTGGAGTTGTAGGATCAGATAAAGATGGAAATCTCTTATACCAATTTGAGTTTGATGTAGAAGAATCTTTATAGTGAAAAAGTATAAAATAACTCACAAAATTACTGCCGATTTTATTGCCGAAGCTATTGTCAATGAAGATGAAATTGATATTAATATAAATGATCTAAAGGATTATAAGAAACCTAATAGTAAATTTGAATATACTATGTTAAAAGGAACAGAAAGTGTAACACAAACAACTTACGAAGAATATGACGAGAAGTTTAACATCAGCAGTAAAGACAGAACTAGCAACAAATGATATTAGACCAGTACATCTTATCACTATTGGTTTTGGTACTCCTGTTAATATCACTGATTGTTCATTTCCATTAACATCATCTGTATCTGGATCATCGGTCACTTATAGTGCAAGTGATTTTATATTAGGTATATCCAACCATACAGAAGAAACAGATGTAACTAAATCAAGTGTAAGTCTTACTTTATCTGGTGCAGATCAAACATTTATATCTGTGGTTTTAAATGAAAATGTAGTCAATGATAGTGTTGATATATTTAGAGGTTTTTTAGATGATTCTAACGCACTTATATCAGATCCATTTTTATTATATCGAGGAAAAATAGATAGTTTTGACATTTCAGAATCAGATAAAAGTAGTCAGGTCAATTTAAGTATTGTTTCAAATTGGGCAGACTTTGAAAAAAAAAGTGGACGTAAAACAAACAACACATCACAACAAAGATTTTTTAGTGGAGATGTAGGTATGGATTTTTCTTCACAAACAGTTCAAGATATAAAATGGGGTAGAGCATAATGGGTTTAAAAAAACTTGTTTCAAAATTTATTCCAAAGCCAGTAGCTAATTTTTTTTCAAATCCTTTAGTTTCATTAGGTGTTTCATTATTTCTTGCATGGGTATTAAGACCAAAAGTTCCAGAAATTGAAGATTTTGGTACAAATGAATTTGATGATTTTGAACGTGGTATATTATTAAATAAACAAAGTAATGATGCAAATATTCCTGTAATTTATGGAGAAAGACTTGTTGGTGGAACTAGAGTGTTTATGGAAACTTCAGGCACAGATAATACATATTTATACATGGCTATTGTTATGGCAGAGGGAGAAATCAATTCAATAGAAGAAGTAAGAGTTGATGATAAAGCGGTTACATTTGCATCTTCACTATCAGATGGTACAGAAGTTGAAGTTGGAAGTGGAGATAGTAATTTTTACAAAAATAGTGAAAGTCTAATTAGAATACAACCTTTTTTTGGAACAGATGGACAATCAGCATCAAGTTTATTATCTACATTATCATCATGGGGAAGTAATCACAGATTAAGAGGATTATGTTATTTAGCTTTAAGGTTTAAATGGAATCAAGACGCATTTACTGGGATACCAAAAGTTCAAGCAAAGATAAAAGGGAAAAAAGTTGTTACTCTTGCATCTAATTTATCAGAACAAACTGCATCATTTTCTACAAATCCAGCTTTTTGTATTTTAGATTATTTAAGAAATGAAAGATATGGCAAAGGTATTGCAACATCTGAAATAGACTTACAATCTTTTTATGATGCTTCACAAGTTTGCGTAACACAAGTAACACCATATTCTGGTGCAAGTGATATAAACATATTTGATACAAACGCAGTTATAGATACATCGCAAAAAATTATAGATAATGTTCGAGAACTATTGAAAGGTTGTAGAGGTTATCTTCCATATACTGGTGGTAAATACAGATTAATTATAGAAACAACTGGAAGTGCATCAATTACACTTACAGAAGATGATATTATTGGTGGATATAATTTATCTATCCCAACAAAAAACGAAAGATATAACAGAGTTATTGTTGGT